TCCAGCACCTGTAACAATTAAAGTTTCACCCAAACTAACAGCATCTTCAGTAGAACTGTCATCTCTAATTGTAATAGATGAATTTGCTAAATTAGCATTTGTAATCGCAGCTGTGCCAGATAAATTTGTATTTGTTAAACCTGTTATTGTGTTATTAGCAGTATCTATTGTTTTGTTTTGTAAAACTTGTGAACCAGTTAAAGTAACTACTGTATTGTCAATATCTAATGTTACAGTATTATCAGTAACAACAGCATCTATTCCCGTTCCTCCAGAAAAAGTTAATATTTCCCCACTAGTTATGGATGAAGTAGTTGAACTATCATCTCTTACAACAAATGAGAATGTATTAAAATCCGATACTATAAATTTACTAACAGAACTATCATATATTAAACCTTTTCCGTCGCTTACACCTGTAGTATCAAATAATATTGATGATCCATTACCTAACGCAGAATATACCTCATCAAAGTTATCATTTATTTTTCCGCTAGCAGTTCTTAAATCATCACCAGTTCCATCATTTGCAACTGTACCACGATTTATTAATTGTTTTGTCATATGTTATCTCTTTTTCTTATATTTATACATCACGGTGTATCATTGTCAAAAGTTAACTGATCACTATCAAACGTATATAATTGACTATCATTGTCAAATGAAATATTATCTGTACTTATAATTGTTGGAAAAGCAAAATTTGTTTTAATTTTTTGACCTTCTTCATTAGATGTCAATAAAAATATTGCATTTGTTCCATCTAAACTGGTTTTTGTTCCAAAAACTTTTATTCTATTCAATGTGTCAAATGTAATACCTGAATTTGTACTGGTTCCATACATAGTATTTGCGAATTTATTAATTGATCCATATTTTGGACCAGCATATGCAAAACCATTTTTTACAAAAGTACTGTCTATAATTCTACGCATTCTTGTTAAATACGAGATTTGTACAGGCTCTCTACTTAATGTAATATCTCTAGTATTATTAGTAAAGTGTTCTGTTGTACTTGTATCTAAATCAAACGGTAAAGCTGTGTGAGGATTTGATCTTTGAGATGTACCATCGTCAATCGTTCCCAATCTTCGTCCGACAATATTACCAAATAATAATTTTAGTAATCCTAGTAAAGGAGATTCGGAAGATCCTGATAATATACCCTCCACAGGAGATTTTATTTTTACATTTAATCTATTTTCTAAACCAACCTGAGCTGCAAAGTAAAAACCACTTGTATGTAAAGTTTTTTTAAAACTGTCTCTCCATTGATTAATTGTTCTACCTACTTTAATTACATATGAAAAGTCCTGATAATAAAGGCTATCTTGTATCTTCATTGCGTTTTCGGAAATCCAACCATCTTCATTAATAAATCTTCCTGTTGTTTGTAAAATAGATCCAACACTGCATGTTGCAGTTCCAAAATCATTTTTTGCAACTTTTGCTGTTTGACCTGAAGAATTACCTGTGATTGTAGTGTTTTCTAAAAATTGACCTGTAGAGTTTGTTACTTTTAATATTCCTAATGTACTATTATAAGACGATACAGTAGCAGTAATTAATGTAGAAGAAGCATCTAGTCCTGAAATAGTTTCGCCTATCGAAAAATTTGAAGATAAGTTTTTTATTAAAATATAATTAGGTAATGTTAATACAGGAGGAGTAGGAGATTGTTGATATTCAGAACCAGGTTCGATAACTTTAATTTGTAAGACTCTTCCTATTTCATTTCCGTATGCTCTTATAACTGCATTTGTTCCTGATGTACTTAAAACTGATACTGACGGAAAAGATTTATAATTAGAACCAGAGTTTATAATTCTAATATCTGTTATATCACCTAAACCTGTACCACTTTCTTGTACAATCTTATTTCCTGTATAAGAATCTCCTCTAGTTGTTTCATCTTCTAAAACAATATGATCTTCTGTAGTAGATATAGATGTTTCAAGTGTTAATCCGCCGTTGACAACTGATACTTTTGCTGTAGCATTTCCACCATCTGTATTTGAATTATCAAACTGTATATTGTCTCCTATTTCATAACCAGAACCCGGATTATCAATAATAAAATCAGAAATACCTGATCGCCCTACAGCATCGATTTGTAATAAAGCTCCTACACCACCAGAATTTAATTCAATATTATCACCTTCGTTATACATTGTACCATCATTAACTATAGATACTTCTGTAGGTATGCCTGTCACATTTGATTTTATAAAAAAATCATCACTATTTGTAGACGTTCCTATTACTTCTTCACTTACAATAAATGTACCTAAAATTGTGTCTTTATTTAATATAAACTCCGTAACTTCATTTGTACCAATTTGAAATTTATAAACATTTTCTACAATAGCCGTTGCTTTGGATGTTTGACCTGTTATTTTTCTGCCTACTAAATCAGATGTGTCTCCTATATTAGATATTACCCTTAATACATTTGACGTATCCCAATTACCATCAGATGCTCTTAAAATATTTTCTCTAGGATAAATTGTTTCAGATTCTACACCAAACAATAATCTAAAAAATAATTCGTGTCCTCTATTTGTACCTTTTGCTTTATACAATGATTTAACATTTTTAATAAGTTTTCTTTTATCAACACCATTACTTAATGTTTCAGGTAATGTATTTAAAAACTCATTTCTAAATTTTGTAAGAAAGTTAGAGATAACTTTATCAGGATCTCTAAAATTTAATAAGTCTTGTATATTCGTTACAGGATTAGGTTTGTAATTATTGATAATCGCTGTTGCATTTGAACTAGCGCCAACCACTTCTTCACCATCTATAAACTTATCTTGCGCTGAAATAAAAAGTCTATTATTATCTAAATCTTCAGCGAGTACAGTTGCAGCTGCATTTGAAGTTTGACCAGTGATTGTTTCACCTCTAGTGAACTTACCGTAAGTAGAACTTTCTAAAAGTATTTTATCACCTGCATCTAATTGTGTTCTATCTGTATCCAAACGTGAACCATCCAAAATTAATTCATTGTTTTGAGCAGTTTCAGTTTCTAATAAAATACCATCTGTAGTTTGTACAGAAGTTACCCCTAACTCCGCTGATTCCATAAACGTATAATATGTTCTAATGAACTCTAAAAATTTAGGGTGCTGTTCTAATACGAACTCTGGAACCTGTTGATTAACCAGGTTAGATATTTTATCTGTGAACTTTGCCATTAGTAATTAGATGTTGTTGTGTATCCTACACCAGCATCAGCAGAACCTCCAACAAAGGTATCTGCCTCTACTGTGATTGTTGAATTTGCTGTATCAATATCTATAATCTGATCTCTTACTGGAACAATGTCATAAGATGCTGGTTCTACTGTCACTTCGATAACAGTTGATGAAGCGCCTCTTATATTTTCTACTGACGCAACTGTCAATGAGTTAATTGTAATTTGACCTGTAGTATAATTTACCGTTCCTTGAGTAGTATTGACATATGTTCTTACTGAACCTACAAAATAATATCTTCTAATATTTCCATTTCCATCATCATCAAGGAAGTAAACATTATTATCATTTGGTACTTTGAAACCAGATGTTGTGATTACACCACCTGTACCTGATTTGTGTCCAGCGTGTGGATTGTAAATACCATTTCTAAAATAAATGTCATATCTTGTTGATGAACTTAAAGTTGGTGTAAATGTTTTTCTAATTAACAAACTTGTTACGTTTGATAAGACACTTGTATCTGTGTCATCAATTAAACCTGTAACTTTTGAATGTCTAAACACTCCATCAAATTTTTGAAGTGTATTTGTATTGTAATTTGAAATCGCTGTTGTAATTTCTGATTTTAATGTTTCAGCAGTTTTTGTTGTTGCTCTCTCATCATACTTAACTGTTGAAGTTAATATAATAGAAGTTGTTTCTGGATCAACAATTTGTGGTCTAACAGAAGCAACATTGAATTTTTGTAATTGTGTTATAATACTTTCTTTTGTGGTATCTGTCAAAGTAGAACCTGACGCTGCTTTAATCGCAATCTTTACTACACCATAAACTGGCGTTTCATCATCTTCACCACCCCATGCTGAAACTGATTGTGCGTTTGGATATAATTCTTGTACAAGTGTTTCATAATCACTTGTTGTAACTGCTCTATCTTGTCTTGCATATTGTAAAGGTGCGTTATATCTTATTGACTCTTTTGATTGAGCCTCTGCGCCACCTTGAGCACTTGAAACTGTTGTTATTGTAACATCTGTAAAACCACCTACACTTCCTGATAATGTAAATGTTGAAGCACCATTTGCTTCAGCTTTGTTTGTAACAATATATTCTAATATAACAATATTACCATCTGATAAAGATTGACCAACTACACCATCTCCAAAATAAACTTCAAACTTTCCATCTTCACCTTCTTGTAAGAAATAAACTTTTGATGTATCATCTAAAGAAGTGAAACCAGATGCTTTTGTCCAGGTCGCTACTGTTGTATCAGAAACTGAATTTTGTACTTGAACTTTTAATGTTGATGTGTCAGCATTTACACTTGGAATAATAAATCTTTGATCCGGATCAGAACTATCTACTGTATACTTAAATGTAACTAAAGTACCTTCGTAAACTGGTATGCTTGAAAATCTGTAAACACCTGAACTTGGTGTAATTGTGTGAGCAGCATTTGTAACAAACTGATAAGATGTTCCATCTACTGAAGTTGTAAAAGTTGTTCCTTTCGCCATAGTGATAGAAGTACCACTTGCGTTGTTTACTAAAATGTCTATTGATGCTGTCGGTGCTTTAGGTGATGTTGGCGTGTAACCTAACATCTTTGCTAATGACACAATATTTTTTCTAATGTCAGCACTATCAAGGTACATTTCATTTGCCAACATATTGGCATTGAAACCTAGGTAATGTGTATTGTAAGCAAGAACATCTAAAAGAACAGCAAAACCAGAACCTTCAAAATCGTAATCTTGGAACTCTGATTGATTTTGTAAAAATGTTTTTAGATTACTTTTTATATTATCAAAATCTAATTCTGAAACTTCTAATTTATTACTTGCCATCTTATCTTAATCTTTCTAAAAATGTTTCTACTGTAATTGGATTTGAAACACCAACTACATAAAAACTGATTTGAACTGCATATCTATTTCTATCAATATCTGGTCTTGCTAAAATCTGTACTAGTTTAATTCTTGGTTCAAAGTTATTTAAAACTTCTTCTATCTTTCTTTGTAGATTAAGAGCAGTCAATGGTGTAACTGGTTCAAATAATAGTGCTCTTACATTACCACCAATCTCTGGATGGAACGGTCTTTCAAAGTGATTAGTTTGAATTAAGTTTCTAACACTTCTTTTAACTGCCTCAACGTCAGTCAATTTATTTACATCATTTGTTACAGTGTTTCTACCAAAGTCTAAATCTAAATCTTTGTAGATTCGATTTGCTCTTTTACTATTGTTAGATACTTTTTCTACACTATAACTAGGCATAACAATATTTATACACTAACCTGCAAAGATATTTGAAGAACCACTAGTCATTGCGCCACTATCAGCACTATCACCTATTCTTGCCACAAATGCGCCGGCAATACGTACAGTTGATGAACCAGCATTAACATTTGCTACGTGAGGTGCACATGGTGGCGCTGGTGGAAATGGGTGTGATATGGTTGGATCACCAACTCTTGCGATAAGTATGCCATTTGCTCTAACTGTCGATTGTCCGGGCGTATCTAAAGTTGTTGTACTTGAACATATGTGTCCTGTACTTAAACTATCACCTTTTCGACAGATTGCTGGCATTATCTTCCTTGTGAGTTGTAAACTTTGAACGATCTTTTACGAGATTTGTTCATTGATGATTTTTTTACTCTTTTACTTGTGCCTTGTGATGTCTTTTTAGGCATTCTTTCGTGTGCCACAAAGTTTTTCGCTAATTTAGCCATTATCTACCTGCTTCTCTGGCTGCTTTTAAAGCTGCTCTTTTCTTTTCTAATATTGCTGCCTGTCTTATTTTTCTTCCCATAGGAATTTCTATGGATTGACTAATATTTTTACCTTTTTTAGTGATATATTCAACACTTATAAATTTATCTTTGTAATCACCTTGTACTGACCTTACAGCTTTCTTTAAACTTATCGCTTCTTTCTCTTTTTCATCACCATTTTCATTCCAAAACTTAAATATTCTCATTTTACTCATTATTTTTTTCCTTTTCACTTTTATTTTCGTGTCTACAGTGTCCACAACATTTAATTTCACTTGTACCATCGTAATTTTTCATACAATCGCCACCACAATGACATTCATGTCCACAATTTTGACAATATTTTTCCATATTTCTATTTATGTTAGTATTTACAACGCACATTTGCGTGTTTTAGATTCGTTTCTGTCAAATTTTCTTTATTTTTTAACGCCGAATCGCCAATTTTTTCTAAATCTGGCCTAATTTTACACGATTTTACGGTACAAGAACAAAAGGTGAACAAAAAAAGTAAAAAAGTGACTAATAACAAGGGTTTTTTAACCAATTTTTTTGCTATTTTTCCCATTTTATACTGTACTATTCTATTTATCCTGATATATTAGCTAGTATATGATAAACAAAAACATAAAAAATAATAATATGACGATAGTTAGAAATATCTCATATAAACAAATAGAGAAGATAAACAAAAATTTAAAAGAAGTTATTGAAGTTGACAATAAACTTTTAAATATGATTGAT